GGTTGAGTGCAACGGCTTCAACGTGACCTTCCGGGTAAATGGCGTGTCGGTTGCAACTCGCACCATGACTGTCGCAGCATCCCAACTCCGCCCGCAAATTCTAATCAACCAGACCACGGCGGCAAACGTCAATGGCATAGATGTTGATTGGGCCACATATTACGTCAAAGGACTAACCCGCTAATGACCCTGCTCCGGTGGAAAACTGTCGGGCCTTTGATGATGTTCAACGCATCAACACGGGTTGCGTGGAATGGGGTTTCGCCACCTCCACCTCCACCTCCTCCCCCACCGCCACCTGTGGGGTTGTATTACTTTTTAGCAAATAACGGAGACCGTTTTGTAGACGTTACCTCCAACCCCATTACAGGAGTTTAACTTTGGCCGATCTCGCTATTACCGATATCAATCCAAACGACGCCAACGCACGCGAGTTTCGCCGCATTCAGAAGTATGGCCTCCACGTCAATGACTTTTTGGCCATTACGGGAACCAAAGCTTATCCGGGCTTTGGCTCCGGCAACGACTACACGGTTGCGAACTGGATCAGTTCCGGCGCATTTGCCAACTTGGCAGCGGTGCAAGCAGTCTATCCAATTGTGCAAGCAACAACTGATTATGTGGATTGGGTAATTATCCAGTCGGCCATTGACTTTGCTATCTACGGATCACTCGGCAACAGCAACCGCGCCGCAACAAAACGTATCGTCCGCCTGCCTGCTGGTAACTTCAAGATCAACCGGACCTTGCATATTGGATACGGCTCCCTCGGCACGCCACCTGCCAATTTGAACGGCAATGGCTATGTGACTGTGACCATTCAGGGCGAAGGCTCAAGCTATGACCCGTCTGGTAATGGCATGACGGGGACGACAATCACGACGACAGGACTCAGCTTCATCGGCATTGCGGTCACTCGCGGTGTGGATGTGGTTTTGCGGGATTTCACGCTTCAAGGGCCTTACGACAACTGGCTTGCAAACAACAACCCCTACCGCACGGCAACAGGATGGGACGTGCAAAACTGGCGTCCAACATCGCTTTCTATTGCAGACGCAAACTGGATTGACGGGCAGGCTCTTAACGTCGGCATCTGTCTATCGCCATATACTACAAGCGGGTCGGCTGCGGCATACCCTGCGCGCGTTCTGCCGTCTTACTTCGGGGGCGGCACTTCTATGGCTCAAACTGGCGCGGTGGGCGGTTCTGGGCTGCTCATGGATAAGGTCAATATCTTTGGCTTTATTGTCGGTCTGGGGCGTCCTTATGGCGACCAAAACGACGAATATATCCAGTTCCACGGCGGCATCATTAAGAATTGCGTTTACTCGACTGTTATTCGCCACAGCCAAAACCGGAACATGTCGTTCAGAGATTGCCAGATTGAAGGCTTCCACACGGCTTTTAGCAACAGGGGTGGGCCCAATCTGTCGGCCAACTCAAACATGCACGGCTCTTACGATAATATCCACTTCGGGCGTGGCTATCAGCTTTTTACTCACGACAATGGCGGATGGACGGGGCCTTTAGTGTTGCGTTCGTGTTATGCGGAATCGTTCATCACCGTTGGTCGGATGCAGGGCCGCACGTTTAAGCTGGTCGATTGCTTCCTATCGCCAATTGAACAGGAAGGCACTGACGGGGTTCCGCCATTCCACTTTGAAGGCACGCGCCTTATTCTGGATAACACCCAACTTTCCCAGTTTCGTCATGGCCTGATTACGGGCGGATACTCGGTAAACAATCCAACGCAGGTAGTGGTTCAAAACGGTTCGAGCATTTCCATCGCGTCGTCATCGGTGTTCACGGGCCATCCAAACCTGACCCAAATTCAAGCGGGCCTGTCCTATATCCGAAATATCTTCGCCATGCCGGGGCGTATTCGTCAGACGGTTAATGATGACCAAATCAGCGAATATGGCCTGTCCCTGACAAACACAAATCGCAACGATGAAATGCTAGACACTTACTGCGACCAAGAGTGGACGCAGTATTATCCCCAACACCCTGTAGGCGCTTACCCTGATCTTCCCGGCTCTCAGGAAATGCAAGGGACGGTGCAATCATTCCGTGTGCCAAAAATCACCCGCTGGCAACAGTCGGTAACTGTGTCGTCGCGCTCTGGCTTTGACATCACCTGCCCGCGCATTACCAACGGCGTAATAAAGGCTGACGTGGGTGACGTGTTCATGTTCGACCCCGGCGCACCTGATGCCACGCGCACGGCAAATTGGTTTGTCTGCGTGTCTATCAGTGGATCAAACATGATCCTCCGGCAAGTCAACAACTTCGACAGCACTAACGCCACCAACTATTTCACGAATGGTTGGAATCAAATCAACGCGGGCTGGTCTGGCAATTGCCAATGGATTTGCACGCGGATCAAGCAAAATCACCGCCTTTGGGTGGGTGACGTCACCAACGCTTCAAACGTCATCACTAACGTCAAGCATGGCTTCCGGTTTGGCGCGACCGATGATTTTACCACTGGCACCTTGGGGATGCAGGTTGGCGACATCTTCCTGCACCAAGAGATTGAGCGGGCAAACACAGGCGGATCGGGTCTTTCGGTTCAGAACGTTGTGACGGCGGTCGATTACACGGCCAACACCATCACGCTGACCAATAACTTCAATATTACACGAACCAACTATCCAATCGTGTTTTTTGTAAAGGTGTATAATGCCTAGAGCAACTGAGGCTGAGAAACGAGCTCAAGCCAAATACCAAAAGAAACCAGAACAGGTGGCCAAACGGGTTGCCAGAAACAAAGCTAGACGGCACATGATCAAAGCCGGAAAGGTACGTAAAGGTGACGGAAAAGACATCAACCACAAAGACGGCAACGCGCTCAACAACTCGCCGAGCAACTGGCAAGTCCAAAGCCGTAAAGCCAACAGGTCCTATCCGCGAACCAAAAACGCCGGAAAGAAAAATCCAAGAGACTGACGCAATTGACCTGATCCGAGAAGCTGCTGAAAATGACCTAGAGACCTTTATCCGTCTTGTGGCACCCAAGCAGGTTCTCGGCGGGGTACACGTAGAGTTGTGTCGTTGGTGGACTAGACAAGACCGCAAGAAGCACCAAATGGTGTTGTTGCCACGGGACCACGGTAAAAGCCGTATGATTGCGTTTCGAGTGGCTTGGGAGATTACCCGCCGACCAGACATCCGCATCCTATATGTGTCTGCCACGTCCAACTTGGCTGAAAAGCAGCTCAAGATGATCAAGGACATCTTAGATACCTCCATCTACCGCCGCTACTGGCCAGACATGACCCACGTAGACGAAGGGAAACGTGAGAAGTGGACCAACACCGAAATCTCGGTGGACCACCCCAAGCGCAAAGAGGAGGCCGTACGGGACCCAACCGTGTTCACCGGGGGCATGACTACCTCCCTGACTGGTTTGCACTGTGACGTGGCCGTTCTGGACGACATCGTGGTGTTTGAAAACGCGTATACCGAGGACGGGCGGGACAAAGTACGTCGCCAATACTCTCTTTTGTCTTCTATCGAAGGCGCAGACGCCGAAGAGTGGGTTTGTGGTACTCGTTATCACCCCAACGACCTTTATGCCGACATGGCTAAGATGGACGAAGACATCTACGACAAAAAAGGTGAGTTGATCGGAAGCGAGCCGATCTATGAAATCTTCGAACGGCAAGTGGAAGACGCAGGCGACGGGACGGGTGAGTTTCTTTGGCCCCGTCAACAACGGTCCGACGGTAAGTGGTTCGGCTTTGACCGCCAAATTCTGGCCAAGAAGCGGGCCCAGTACATCGACAGGACCCAATTCCGGGCCCAGTACTACAACGACCCCAACGATCCTGGTGAACTCCGAATTGGGCGAGACAAGTTCCAGTACTACGACAAGAAGTTCCTGACCAACGAAGGTGGGGCGTGGTACTACAAGAACAACAAACTAAATGTGTTTGCCTCCGTTGACTTTGCCTACTCCCTACGCAAGCGAGCCGACTACACTGCTATTGTAGTAATTGGGGTAGACAAAGAAGGCATGATCTACGTACTGGATATTGACCGATTCAAGTCGGAACGGGTATCGGAGTACTACAACCACATCCTAGACCTACACATCAAGTGGGACTTCAGGAAGTTGGCCGCGGAAGTAACCGCAGCCCAGAAGGCCATTGTTAACGAGCTCAAGGACGCATACATCCGACCGAACGGTCTCTTTTTGTCTATTATCGAAGTAAAGCCAACACGGCACCAAGGGTCTAAGGAAGAACGCCTAAGCGCCATTCTAGAGCCCAAGTACGACAACCAAAGTGTGTGGCACTACTTGGGTGGTAACTGCCAAGTCTTGGAGGACGAACTGATTGCCCATAATCCGGCCCACGATGACGTCATGGACGCGTTAGCTACTGCAATTGAGATCAGCATACCCCCAACCGGGAACCTTGCCCGACAACGAACCCAAGGTAACATCATTTACGACAGACGCTTCGGCGGAGTAAGGTTCTAATATGCCAAGACAAACATTCGACCTGACGGACTTG